CGACCATGGTACCGTTCATGCCGTTTCCGGCATTTGAAGTGTCATTTGCGTTGTTCTCGAATTGATAATAACAAACTGGCTTTGAAGTACCGAGGGCCATGACCTAGTTCAACTCGACCCAGTTAGTTCCGGGGTTAAAGTAAATAACGTTCGCCTGACTGGTCCCGTATCCGACGATTCGTGCATAACTATCTGATCCGGATGGCCTCTCGCTGCTCATGTACCCTTCAGATCCTGCGGCGCCGGAATGAATATAAACTGCGCGGCCGGGAACAAATGTTCCCGTAAAATAAGTTGCAACGTCGAAGTACCCGCGCGTAACCATTCCGTGATTTTGGGGGTTTGTATGTATTGAGATGCCTAATAGAGTGTTTTCGCCCGAACCCGTGGCGCCAGCCGAGGCACTGGCCCAACGGCCCGAATCGTTTAAGTAGTAAAGAGCCCCTTGATGAAGGGACGAAGAATCCGGTGTTCCGAAATAAACTCTTTCACCGCCACCGGTGTTGTCGCCTAGGCCTGTTGGGTTCCAAGCAACATCTAAGCTGCAGCTAGGCTGGCCAAGCGCGAAGCCGACGCCGGTGGCGTTTACCACAAATGAGGGTCGGCCGTTGTCCGAGGTTTCATTTTCGCACTCAACTTTAAAAACATCGTAATTTCCAGAGCCCGTCAATGAAGTTGGTCCCGCGATAGTAACACCAGAGTTTTCACCAGTATTTGCGTTAATTGTGACGGTGCCATTGGGGGCATTTAGTTCAAACGTTGGCGTTGTGGGGGCTCCCATATAGACGCTCCCACTAATAAAATGATTGCTACCTGAAGATGCGGCGCCGCCGCCGAGNCGCGTCGAGCCGGAAACATCCAATAGATATCCGGGCGAATAATTCGGTCCGATCCCAACGTCTCCGGCCGNGCCAATTTGCATTTTAGTTGCAGAGGCCACTTTAAAAGTGATGCTTTGGCCTGCCTTGGCGTTTAGTTCAGTCTGGCCATTCGCGCGCTGGCGTAAAGAAAAATTGGTTTGAGTGGCATTATCCTGATGGGCNAAAACGGCCATATCGGAATTAGCGCCATCATAGCCAATGTGTGTGCGCCCGATACGGGCAGATCCGTCAGTGTNGTCGACAACCAACATCGGTGGGGACTCTCCTTGGGCCGCGTTTAAAACAATGGCGCTGGCGCTTAGTGTCCCACTTAGCCTTAAAGAGGTGCCTCCGCCACCTATAATTACTTCGCTGCCGAACTGCGCTCCGTCAGAAGCGGAGATGGCCTGGCCAACCATCGTACCACTTAGTTTAAGAGAATCGCCACTATTATATAAAATGACGGTTTCTCCAAAGTGCGCACCATAAGATGCAGAAAGTAGCCCATTACTTGTAAATTTCAAGGCGGCATTCGCGCCCATGCTGTCGTCATTATTAAATTGTATTTGTCGATCGGCGCCGGCCGGTGTTGCAGTCGCGTTGACGCCGTGAAGATTGGAGCCATTCCCGTGGAAATAAGTACCAGAGATTATAGACCCGGTCAGCGAGCCACTCAACTTGAGAGAGGCCCCTTGATACCCCAAGACTACGGTTTCACCAAAGTGCGCACCATAAGATGCAGAAAAAAGACCGTTGTTTGTATACGTTAAGGCCGCATTCCCCCCAAAATCGCCGCCATTGTTGAATTGTATTGACCGGTCGGGGTCGGCGGGAGATGTGGCANCGCCACCGCCACCGCCACCGCCCGGAAGGTTTGTCAGGTGAGATCCATCGCCAATAAAATGGCTGGCAGAAATTCTGCTGGATGCGGAAAGGCTTGTAACAGAAGCAGTAATATAAATGCTACCTGTAAATTGGTGGTTTTGGTCTAGACTTCCACCAGTCTTGGTAGANCTGTCTACATCTGATTTTGAAGGNCTAAACCCGTCGCCGAATCCCATAAAGCTTGTCTCCTAGTCGGTAAGGCCCGAACCGGTTAAATCGTACATGTGGCCCACTTCTATTCCAGTCAAAGAAGCCATAAGTTGGAACCCTTTGTCGCCACCGCCGTTAGCGCTTGAAATGTATATTTCTTTGCACTTTGTGTTAAACGTAACAGCGTCTTCAGCGCTATTTAATGAAATATAGTGTTTGCCCGTTCTTACATTCCCGGAGCCAGTAGCGTTAAAGTGTATCCTAATGCTAGACGCGCTCCCAGATGCAATCACGGTTATAGATTTAGTTACGTATGGAAAAGAAACCTTCATTTCTTCATTAGTAACCAACGTGGAACCAGTTATATAAGGGTGGCCGGCTACTTGATATGACCCTACGTTTCTTAGTCCGACACCCATACCGGGATAAAATGGCATTTTAGCACTCCTTTGTTAATAAATAGTTATTTTAAACTCTTTTCTCTTTCAATTCTTAATTTCTGTAAAACTTTTTTCCGGCGCGCCTTTTCTTTCTTTCGTTTCACCGATGGTTTCTCGTAGCGGGAGCGCTCTCTAAAGTTTTCTACAACGCGTTCCTTCTTACATTTTTTCGTAAAGCGACGAACGATTCTTTCTATGTTTTCATTGTCGTATCTTGGTTTCACTTCTACGTTGATAGGTCTATTAGCCATATAAATTTTCCTCTTTTCAAATAAGATTTTTCCACTTATTGCCGCCGATAGCCATAATTCCAGATATATCGACGCCGGCGTCATTCGGGCTCGTACCGGCCAAGGGCCCTGGATTGGCGCCCGAATCTGGGCCGGCCGCAGAAAGCGGCTTTACTCCGTCAAAAATCTCTTGACCAAAGCCTGTTGCGTTAAGCATTTTTATTTTTTGTTCTTTTATGCGCTGATATTTTGCTTCTTCGATGGCGCGCCGGTTCTCTTCAACAAGTTTTTGTTTTTGTTTGTCCTCGGCGGTGCTCTCCTTGGGCACAACGTTTTCTGTTAAAAGCGGGGTGAAGCCCTTAACAACTTCCGATACAACGCCGGAAAGAATGCCTTCTTCTAAAAGCGCTTCTCGAACGCACTGCTTGATTAATGGCTTAAGAATGGTTTTTAATTCTGTTCGTTTCATTTTGCTCTCTCTATAAAATATTATTTAATGCGCGATGGATTCTATCGCCTTTTGTAAATATTTGATTTAAATTTCTTTCGACCCCCTCACGCATAATGTAGGCGCCTGGCGCCGAGGGTTCAGAAACTGCATCAAAGCAGATCAATTGAAGATCTTCTTGCACTACTTGTGATCCCTTGTCTTCTTTCAAAGAGCCGAGCGCTCTGGATGAGAAGCCAAACTTTACCCCACTCTCATACAGTCCTCTTAGAATACTGCCGGCTGGTGTGCTCAAAACCTTAATCGTGCCGAGGAGATTTTTGCCGTCCCACCAAATTCTGTTAACCATATGAGAAGCGTTTTTAAGGTTTATCACGCTCTCGTCGGGATGATCGCACTCTCCAATCGCGCGGCCCTCCTTAACAAGTTTCATATAGTTTTTAACTTCTCGCGTCAATACGTTATGAGGGTACACGCGTCCGTTTCCATTGACTGCATCCGATTCCTGCAGTTTGGCCGGAAAGATAAGCGCTCCGGAGCTAACTTCTTTCTTTTCAGATTCCGTTAACAGGTCTTGGCAACCGCGGTCGTCGCACTTTAATTCATAAAATTCTCGTAAAAGTGATTTTGACATTTATTTTTCCTTCTTGCGGGCGGCGCCCGCATGATTTAAGACCCCCCGCAACAATGAGCGACCGGGCGTAACATCCATCTTTTTTTAACCATGGTGACAATCTCCTTCGTTTTTGTGGGTTATTTTAAACCCAAAATCATTAATCAATGCACTCATCAGGTAAGTAGTTCCAGAACTTAAACATCCCAAAATAAGCGCATTGGCCACTTTATATTCAAAAGTAAATAGTTCTGTGTGTCCATTAATTCCAAACAAAAATATCCCGGACCAGAACCCCATGCACATCGGGCAGTGGAATAGTTTTCCTAGACCATATAAATATTCTTTTGGCGGGCGGACTTTATTAAAAATTGAACCAAAAACTAAAATTTGTGTTAGGCCGTAAGCGGCGAGGACAAAATAAATTAATTCCATTAAAACCTCTTATTACTCTTGATACATTCCATACAACCCGTATGCAGTGTTAATGCCGGCGTACTGTGTCATGGTTCCCTTGCGTGGTTTGTGAGGTACCTCCCCAAGCTCAGTAGAATCTGCGTCGTCTGGGTCTAAAAGCTCCTCTTCAAAGGACTTTTCGTAATCCCGAGCAGCTGCATAGTGTGGCTTCTCTTCTATTAAGAAGCCTACCACACTATATAAAGTCATTTGAACGGGATCGGCCGCCTCTGGATCGATGCTTTCTAATATCGTACCTTCAAGCGAGCCAAAAATGTTGCCGCCGCGGACAGTGCCGGGGTCGACGACGCCCTTCTTGCCAAGATAATCAAAAAGTCGAGATTGAGTTGCGTACACATGATCTCCATATTGGCTTTTTGATACCGCTAAAACTTTATTTTTCTTAGGAGACAGCACAATATCAATCTCTGGATGGTCTAAAATCAATATGTTGCCGTCTAGAGTTTTGCGAGCCTTTAGTCTAATCCTGGCGTCAATGGGGTTCTCAACTGTTACATTAATAGTCATTATGATTCGATCTCTTTTACTAAAGCTTGGATTTTCAAAATTTGCTGCAGCATTTCTTGGTCAATCGGTTTTTGGTTTGTTGTTTCTAAAAGTTTTTTAACTTCTTTCATTTTAGAAGACATGCCAACGTCCCGTGCAACTTCCTCCAAACCAAAGGCGCCGTCAATAGTTTTCTTTAGGTTTCCTATTTCTTCATTCAAATAGATTTTAAAATCGGCGCCATTGTCTAAAAAGGAAAGTATATATTTTCCAAGAAGCTCCTGCTGTCGTTCTAAAAGCGACTCCCCATATTTTTTATTAAACTTACTTATAAACTTATTTACAACGAGGGTAGATAATTTTGTATTTTCTTTTTTCAGTGGTCTTTTTATGGCCGTCATTTGCTTCAAAATGTTTTCTTCTAAGATAATGCGTTTTTTTATACTGACATCTTCGCCAAATACTTGTGATAATGTTGCAATGCTTCTATAGTTTGGGACAAAATTAGAAAAAACACTACTAGAGAGTTCTTTATTTATTTTTTTAATAAGTATGCTCTGTTCGCTAAAAACTTTCTTAATGTCCAGGGTGGCATATTCTTTTTTTGTTTCTTGAATCAATTTTTCTGCCGTGTAGGGAAGTAAATTCTTAGTTTCTAACAGGTTTTTAAACAATTGCAACTCTTTTCCAATCTCTGTGCCTTTGCTAAAGCACTCTTTTAGAAGAGAAATCGCCTTGTTTCGCTTTTTTGTATCTTTATCAACCGATTGTTTGATAACCTCTCTAACCAACATCTCGTAAAGAAGTGCCGTATTTCTTTTTTTATTGTGTTTTAGTCTTAACGTCATCTTTTTGTTCCAATTCTTTTATTAAGTCTTTTATACTTTGACTTGATTCAAGCAACTTGCGCTCTTCATCATTATAAATAGTCTCTTTGTGTTCGGAAATACCTTTTCCCAGGCCCAACAATTCAGAGGCGCCTGCCGGCAGCATTCTCAATTGGCGCGCTGGAAGCCTGGCGATCTCGTGGGAGCCCTGCGCGCGCATGTGCCGCTTGCGGGCGCCCATTTGACGCTTGTCGGCTGTGACGCGCTTATACGCCTTGCCCTTGGAGCGCGGCGTAACATAAGAGCCATCCTTTTTAGCGCTGACCCAAGCCTTGGTCCATGCTTGGTCATCTCTTTTCCCAGGAGACGCGAGTAGCGATGTCTCTGCCTCTGGCGCGCCTTCGGCCTCGGGGGGTGGGCCGGCCTCTTCGGGTGGAAGGGTGTCCCCTTCCTCGGGCATGCCCATCTCGCCGCCCATTTCTTCGCCGCCAAGAGCACCCATGTCTGCCATGCCCCCCATGCCTCCACCAGCGCCCGCGACGGCGGCTTCACCGCCGCCNGCTTCGACTGCGGCAAGGGCTGCTGAGAACTGTACGTCGTAAAACATTTCTCTTTGGTTGCGCAAAAACTCTTCTTCTGACATATCAAATAAACTTCGAGCTAACCAGCGTTTACTAAACATTCCTTCAACAGCCTGAGCGGCGACAGAAAATTTAGTGTTCCACTGCTCAAGTTCCTGCATTTCTGCAATCTTAGAAGGGTTGTGAAGCTTAAGGGAGAAAGACAATAGGTCGTCCCCTCTATAGCCAAGAGTGTAAAGATGAATAATGGCTACCTTCTCTAGCTCAGTTACAACAGATCGTTGAAGTCTTTGTACCGTTCTGGCAAACCGGATGTCTTTTTGNGCTAGCGTTGCTTTGTCTACCTCCGCACCTTCTGCGTTGGATAAATAAGACGCTGGAATTTTTAACGCAGAAAACATTTTGTCTCGCAGATACTTAACGTCATCGATATCGCCAGTATACGTACCACCTGGCAATGAAACTATTTCTGTACCAATTCCGCCGCGAACAGGAATAAAATAATCCTCCTCGATACTAAGTGGGTTATATCGTAAATCTACGCGACCTGTGTCTGGATCGACAACTTGATTTCTCTTCATGGAGGTTATAATGCGCTGCATATATTGTTCAACATCTTGTGGTGGAATATTCCCTACGTCCACCTTAAACACTCTTCTTTCTGGGGCGCGTACGATTCGATATGCCATCATCGCGTCTTCTAANAGAATCAACTGTCGCCAAATTCGTCTGGCCCCGTCCAAAATAGATGTACCGTAGGGAGCAAATTTATCATTCCCCAGAATTCTAAAATGTCCAATTTGCCAATTTTCAAAAGTGACGCCACCAGAGTTCCACTGGTATTGTACGTAGTTTGGATTAGTTTTGTCTTGCCCCTCCATGCGCTCAATCTCTGGGGTGGGGAGGCCAACAACTTGCTTTATGCCCAACGATTCGTCAACGTCCAAATATAAATAAAAATCACCGTACTTACACATGGTGCGACACCAACCAAACAAATTAAAATTAACGTTTAAAACATTATAAAAAAGAGTGTCTAAAATGCTCTTTATCTCTTCATCGTTTGAATTAATCAGAAGTACGCTGTGGGTTTGAGTGTGGGTGCTCATCTCGTCTGCGTATATATCTAAAGCCGATGATATTTCTGGAGTGTATTCCATCTGGTCAAAGTCCGCATATCTTTGCAGGCGACCTTGTGTGCCCATCATGTAAGACGAGTGGTTATCAAACGAGTTATAGCCCACTCTTTGGAATTTCTGACCTCCGACGTCTTTAAAAGTCTTGGCGTATTTGTCTAGCCTGCGGCGCCTAAGCTGTCTTGTGTTCTGAGAACGGTAGTTAATGAGCGGGCCCGAGAACAGTTTTGTTAACTTTTTATAAAGCGATGAGTCTGGATTCCGCGGGTTCTTTGTATTTTTATCGTTCGCCATTTATTTTATCCTTTCAGTAACCAAATGTAATCTTTCATCTTTTTTTTGTAATCGATTGCCTTTTCAAAAACTTCTGTGTGTGCGGGTTTTTGCATGCCAGGNATTCGACTATCCAATTCGGTCTTATTTGTTATTATACAATTTAAAAATGCCTTTTTATACTCCAAATCTCGTTGATTTTCAATCAGAGCTGTGTCTCTCACCCAGCACCCTATCGCGCAGGCCATGATTAAGTCGTCATGATACCCTCTTTGTGCTTCTGGCCGGCCATTTCTCCAAATAAAAGTATCAAGCTCATTAATCAATCTCTTAGAATAAATAGTCAATAGTTTATTTCTTATGAATTCTTCAAACTTAGCAACTATTAAAGGGCGCGTTTTGAGAGACGTCGTAAACCCAGCAACCGCGCTCGACGTTGTTTCCGCCTGGTATTGATCGATATACTCATGGGATGATTTAATTGAATGATATATGTTCGGATATCCTTTTTCTATTAGTTTGTCCAAGACTGCGAAACCTACAGTGTTGTTTTCTACAACAACCATCGCGCTACCATATTCTCTTCCAGCATTAAAAACTATATCAGAAAACAAATCAGGCGTAACCTTTCCTTGGTATTCTGCGATAATCTCCATTGTTTCTAACTTGAAAATATGGAATACAGAAAAGTCAGCACCGTCGCCGCGCGAAACGTCGGCAACCAATAAATAAGTGTTTTCAGGTTTAAATTCTTCCCAAATCCAATAGTTTCTATCAATGCCCGTTCTGTAATCCGGGTCGCGAATGTTTAATTTTAATCTACCAATGTCGTCGCCATCAATAACAGTATCTCCGGATGTGTTAAAGTTGCACTCATACTCTTGTGCAATCTGTCTCTTACTCATATTTTTAGTCTCAGTTTCAAACCACTCCTGATCGCGCTCTGGGTGTACACCCCACAAAAGCTTTACTGGAAAGAACTCATTCTGGCCGCTTTCAGATTTTACATAAGTCTCATGAAACCAGTCACCAACGCCGTTTGGCGTTGAAAGCGCTATACAGCGCCCACCGGTAGAGATTGTAGGATAAAGACCAGTCCACAGTTCAGTGAGAGTTTCTATGTGGGCCGCCTCATCAATGACTAAAAGAGAAAGTGCCTCAGAGCGGCCGGCATCTCCAGACGTTGAAGAGGCTTTTACTTGCGACCCGTTGCT